GGACTTGCCGGCGCCGAATGCCCCCGAGTACAGCACCGCGCGCGCCTGGGCCGTGAGGAAGTCGATCTGCTTGGGGAGGGCCTCGATCGTGAGGGTCGGCACTAGTCGCCCTCCGTCTCGGCCTCTGCGTCAGGCTCCGGCTTGTGGTCCGCCGGCGGAGTCGCTGGCACGATCGTAACCGTCAAGCCGCCGCCGCCCGGGCCCGTGTGCTCGAGCTGGTGCTTCTCGCGGTACTCGGGGCAGAGCGCCTTGGCGTGCAGCTCCAGCATCCGGTCCGAGTACTCCTTGACCGTGTCGACCCTCTCGCCCTGGTAGAAGATGGGCTTGTCGACGCCCTGGATGCCCCGGCGGATCACCTCGGCCCGCACGATGTCGCGGTGGTCCTCGAGGGCGTCTTCCCACTGCGCGGCGAACTCGGGGAAGCGGTCGCGGTGCGTGTAGGCAGTGCGGCGGCCGACCACCGCCTCCTTGCACGCCTGCCGGACGATCCCGTGGTTGCGCAGCGACTCTAGGAAGAGCTTGTGCCAGGACGTGTCGGTGGTCTTGCCGCCCGGATTTTCTCGCGCGCGTTGAGGCGTGCCTTCTGTGCGGCTGGTCTGGTCGGCCTGCGACTCTGCCACAGTATTCCCGCCAGTAGCACCGCCCCCCTGACGCACGCTATCGTGCCGAACGGGCGGAATCTGAACGGGGTCCATACTACGCCGACGATTTTCGTACTACGGGCGCGCTGGAGGTCCCCGCCTGCGATCTGCACCCAGCAGCAATATTCTTGTTGCACATGGGCCCGTCGCCGCTATACTGGTCGCAGCATGGCAGACGAGGAGCCAGAGGGGCAGCCGCAACCGCCCCAGCCGCCGCCCCCTCCCCCCAAGAACTTCTGGGACGTGCTCTGGCATCTCATCGATCGACCCCGGATCATCATCTATGCCGGGATCGTGGCCGCCATCTTCGTCTGCCCGGTCGAAGCTGTGGCGCTCCTGGAAAAGGCGCTTGACGGCCTGAAGCCGGATACGTATGTTGTCGATATCGTACTGCTGGTGGTGCTGGTAGCGTCCTGGGCGATTTCAGGGATTTGGATCGCGTCCCTGAAGAAGGAGCTGGCTCGGACGTCCCAGGAACGGAACGCCTGGCAGCACGACAAGATCGGCGACGACATGGAGTCAAGCAGGGAGGACTGATCCGATGCAGACCTTTCTGATCGTGCTCGTGGTGATCGCGGCATGTCAGCTGCTCCATGACCATATCATCCGGCCGCTGATCCAGATGCAGGAGCACTTCAGGCTCTTCGCGATGCGCGATGAGCTTCGGAGGCTCTATGCGCTCAAGAAGCTCACCCGGCTGGAGTTCCTCGTGTTCCAGTCCGGCGTCAATGCGACCATCCGACTCGTGCCCACGGTCGGCATGGCCACATTCTGGCGCGCTCACACGGCCTTCGACGACGACGAGGCGTTCCAGGCGCGACTCGCGCGGCGTCAGGAGGTCTACGCGAACTGCAAATGCGAGCGGGCGCTTGAGCTGAAGAGGGCGAGCAGCAACATCCTGCTGCGATCGCTGGCCGTCAACTCGTTGTGGTTCTTCCTCGTAGCGACGCCGATCGTGCTCATTGGCATACTGCTGAACGAGAGGCTGATCCCTTACCTCAAGTCGCTTCGCCAGACCTTCGCCAAGCTCGAGTGGATCAGTGAGCCCGAGGTGGTCGTCGTCGCTCTGGGCGATTCCTAGGCGCCGGCCGGCGCGACCTGCACTACTTCCTGACGCGGATGCGGCCGTTCGCATTCCTTGCAGCGGCGGTAGCGCGTCCGGAAGGCCCCGTCGCTTGACAGCTTCGAGCAGTAGATCTTGGTCTTGCCACCGCAGTGCGGACACTTCCATCTGTCGTCCTCAGCCATTCCCCTCCGCCTGTCTCCCCCCCTCGATGATGTCGGCGACGGCGCCGCGCTCCTCGTCCGGGAGCGGCGTGACGGCCCTCGCGTCCCCCTTCAGGAAGACGAGCACGTTCTGGTGGCACTTGCCGAGCTTGCGGTACTGCTCGAAGGCCCTCCGGACTCGGATCGGAAGGCTCCCCACCATGGTCACCAGGATGGCTTCGTTGTAGAAGCGCGCGCCGGCGTCCTCGAAGGCCGCGATGGTGTCGGGGACGAAGCTCCGGTAGGCCCCGTCTTCCCCTCTCACCTCGCCGACGACGAAGCAGGCGAAGCGATCGTCCCTGAGCATGGCCACCGATCTGGCGATGATCTCCCTGTAGGCCTCGAGGAAGTCAGTGTAGTTCATGTTCGACAGGTCCCGTGCGTCATCGCTGTAGACCTCGAGGTCCGCGTAGGGCGGGCAGGAGAAGACGAGGTCGTAGTCGCCGGGCGCGAGCTCGTCGATGCTGAGGCTGTCCCCGTGAATCCACTTGGGTTGCCGCTCGGGGACGGTGTTGATGGCCTGCCGGCGATTCTCCTTCACCTGCCGCTCGCTGAGGTCCACGCCCGTGTAGTCCCGGCCGAGCCATGCCGCAACGACGCCCCGGACCGAGCCGCCGGCGAAGGGGTCGAGGACCGAGCCGCCGGGCGGGCAGAACCACCGGTAGACGAGCTCGCACACCACCGGATCGAAGATGGAGACGATGCCGCCCGTGTCGCTGCTGGCCAGGCTCGTGCCTTCGATGAGGGCCGGCAGGTGATCGGCTTGGAACTCCTGGTGGGTCAGTTCCCGGCCGAGGCGTGCTTCCGTCTCCTCCTTCATCTGGTAGTAGCGAGGCACGGTGCCCGAGAGCGAGCCCGACGTCTTCAGCCCCTCGCGGGTCGCGGCGCTATCGATTCCCAGGGCCAGCCACGCCGCCTTCCTCTCCTGCCAGTAGCCCTGGCGGGCGTCCAGGATCGTGAACGGCGGGACGCCGAAGCGGGCCGCAAGGCTCAGGGCTTCCTCGCCCTCGTCGGCCGGGAGGCCCAGCGGCCCCAGCTCGGCCATGGCCAGCTCGGCCATGCGGAGGTCAATGCTCAGCTCCGGCATGTCGATCTGCAGCTGGGCCAGGAGCGACCCGAGGTCGTCCGTGAAGGTGCCCTGGATCTCCGGGCTGTTGGCGGCGACGTTGGCCGCCTTCTCCTTCAGCTCGTCCCAGTCCACAACCCGGATGGGGAACCGCTCGCCGTCCGGCGCCACCACGGCCCCGTCCTCGTAGCGGAGCCCCTCGCCGTACTTCTCCTGGAGCGCGGCGAGCCGCTGGTGCCCCGCCACCAGGTGGCCGGTGCGGGCGTTCCAGACGATGCCCGAGATGTCGCCGAACTCTTCCATGCTCACCTTCAGTCCCGCCAGCGCCTCCGGGGAGATCTCCCTCGGGTTCCATGGCGCCGGCCTGAGGTCCTCGATGCTCGTCAGCTGGTGCACTACATGACGCCTGCTCCCTCCACGTCATCCTGAAGTCTGGTGCGGAGCTGAGCCGATAAACCCTCGTTGGCCTTCCGGGGTCGCGTCCCTTGCGGGCGCGTCGGTCGGCTCAGCTCCACGTCACCGGCCCCGGGGGAGCTGCAACTCCCCCGGCCCGGGCTATTCCCACAGCAGCTGCTCCCTCGTCTCCTCGTCGAGCTCGTTCCAGAGTTCGGCCATGCAGTCCCGCAGCATGATGCCGAACCCGTTCCTCTTGATCGGCGCTTTGACCCGGCGCGTGAAGGCCCGCCACTTGACGCCCTGCTCTCGGATGATGGCCACGATCGCCTCGTCGGTCTGCGCCTGCCGGATCTTGGCGATGAGCTCCACTTCCTCGAGCATCATCGTGGCCACTTCCCGGGTGACATCCTCTTCGGCTTGCCCGGCCGCCACGACCTTCTCCCACCAAGCCGAGTACTCCTTGGCCTTGCGGGGCTTGGTCAGCTGCTGGCGCTGCGCGTGACTGAGCGCCTTGCCGGTGCGCGTCTTCCTGTCCATCCTGGCTGCCTCCCCTAGAACGGGATGTCGTCGTCGCTGATGTCGAAGGTGTCGTCGTTCGCCGGCGGTCTCTCCTCCTGCCGGCGGCGCGGGGCCTCGGCCTTGCCCCCGCGGCAGAGGAACTGCATGTTCTCGATCACGACCTTGAGCTTGCTGCGCCGCTGACCATCCTTCGATTGCCACTGGTCGAGCTTCAGCCGCCCTTCGACGAAGAGGGGCGACCCCTTCGAGAGATACTGCTGGCAGAGCTCGGCCGTCCGGGCCCAGGCCTCGACGTCGACGAAGGTCACCTCCTCCTGCTGCTCGCCCTGCTTGTTCTTCCACTTCCGGTTGGTGGCCAGGCCGAAGCTGCAGACGGCCGTGCCTCCGGGGGTGTACCTCAGCTCGACGTCGCGCGTCAGGTTGCCGATCAGCATCACTTTGTTGAGATTCGCCATGGCTCTCCTCCTCGGTTAGTAGTTGGACCTGCAGACCTTGTCATAGATCCTGTCGATGATATCGAGCTGCTTGGGCGACATGTCCCGGCGCCGCGCCATCTGCTCATTGACCGACTCGAGGAAATCGCACTCCCATTCCGTGCAGACTTCGGCTGCGACCTCGAGCGACTCCTCCACCTTCTGCCTGGCTGTCTTTCTCTCGCTCATGCCGCCTCCTTCGCGCAGTCCGGGCATAGGTCGTCGGGGTCGGTGCCTCTGATGGGCTGAGGCTTGCGGCTCGCCCCGCGGAACTCATATTCCGGCTCAAGCCACCCCTCGCCCTGGCAGACGCTGCACCAGGCCTCGATGCCGCC